GAAATATCAATAAGTTCACGCCTAGCACCTACCATATCCCTAGCCCTAGTTATCTCCTGCTGGCGAACCTTCTTCTTATCCTCCTTGGAAATATCAAGATTGTCCTGGAGTTTAGATTTGATCCTACCAGTAGCTATAATCTGGGCTTGTCTCTCACGAGGTTTATTCTTAAGAGATCTGTCTAGCTTAATATCAAGCGACTCAACTTCCTTTTGGTAAGTCTTTGCTGCTGATGGGCTATACTGAACACCTTTGGTATAATATAAAGCTTTACGAGCTTCATTTGCCAAAGACTTCATGGTATTAGCATAAGAAGCATAGACTGTTTCAATTGGCATATGTCTGTCAGATATCAATGTTGTAGCATCATCTGTTTCAGCCATTCTTGAAGACCTTTGAGTACGATAATTAGTTTGAATCTTACCTTCATCTGCTTTAGTAATATCAATCTGAGTACGGTCACCTTTCGGACCTCTTAAATAGTATTTAGAACCATCTGATCTAGTATAGACATCTGCATTCTTGCCAGTTACAGGATCTTTAATTGTCTGGTATTCAGCTTTATCGCTCTTTTTAAATATCAATGCGCCTTCAGGTCTAGAAGGATCATAGTCAGGAGTTCCCTTAATGTTAATCTTTCCTTGACCTTGAGTCTTAACAATGTCAACTGGTGACTTAGCTGCAGATATCAATGTGGATACGCCGGCACGCTGATTACCATCTTTGTCAACATTATTCTGGTATTTCTTCTTTAGGGCAGCAATTCCATTCTCTTTTTCACTTGCACGATAATCCAAATGGTGCTTAGCAGCATCAATAACTACCATTGAATGACGAACAGCTCTTGCAAGTTCATCATCATCGGCACCTTTAATTGTCATATCAGTTATTAAGTTAGAAATTTTACCCATTTCAAGATTGGTCTGTTTCATTATCTTGTATTCAACGCCATTAGCATTGTAATAATGATCTTTACCATCTTTACTTTCTTCTTTCTTAACAACACGAGCTGGACTATACCAATCTTTTGGGTCAAAAGGACCTTGACCTTTGTAATTAGATAAGCCATCTAATGGTCGCTTACTCTTGATTTGGATTTTATCATTGGTTGGAATAACCATGACGGTATCACCATCAAAGTCTGCTCCTGAAAGTCTTTCTGCAACTCTAGCATTTATACCAATCGCATCACGAGCATTTTTGCCCATAACACGAAGACCTTCACGATTTGTATTATTAACAGTACAAATAGGAATTTCAAAAGTTCCACCATGAGGATATCTAACTAAAGCTACTTTTTCACCATTCTCATAGTTTGGTGCATAGACTTCATCATCTTTTAAACTAGTTAACGGTAAAATTACCTGGAACTTCTGTCTTGGTAAAGCAGCTGCTTTTAAATGCACAGCAGATGAATCGCAATCTTCCGCAAAAGACTGTAAATACATCTTCTTAACAGTATTATTGTTAAGATGCATAATATCATTAAATTCCTGCTGTTTCTCTTTAATAGCCAGATTTAGCTGTCTCTGAGCAAGCTGCTTGTTCTGCTTAGACAGGAATTGAGAAGACAAAGTGTCTTTCCAGTCATCCCAGTCGCCTTCATCAGCTCTCTTATTTATCAAGCCTAGATGCTGTTTGCCATCCGCTCCAGTGTAATAATACTGTCCACCTTGGTCTTTGTCTTTTATCAATGAACCAAATGGATTGTCCTTATCAATATTTCCATCTTTATCTCGCTTTACTTCCTTTAAAACATCCATAACTGGAGTTCCAACATGCTTGTTGGTATTGAATATTACATCGACACCATCAGGCATCTTGCTGTCAGAATATAAAGCCATTCCTTTAAGATAATGGTCACCATCTACAAGAATTCTTACCTGAGCATAGTTCTTCTCACCGAGTGACAAATCATCAACTCCACGACGAAGCTCTATAACGCCATCTTTGTCCTTACCACCTTCTTCAGCATATCTAACCATTAAACGACTGGAGTCCATTGAAGCCGGAAAGACAAAACGCTTCTCATACGTCTGACCATTATCTCTAGAAATATAATCTTTGACACTATAAATGTGTTCAAAGTCATAAGCATCCTTCTTTTCCATAGTCGGAAGACCTAAAACATTCATAGTTGTCTGTCTTGCTCCGGTTGGATCAGTTACATTTGGTAATCTACTACCACCAGTTACATAACCTTCACCTTCCAGAATATAAATAGCATCATCAAACTTCTTACGGGAAATGTTTAAATCTCTTGCTGGATCAGAAACCTCAAAGCCTAACTGACCTTCAGTAATCTCTAATTCAGAGCCTGGGCCAATATCAATCATAGCTTTTGGATCAGTTTCCGCAAGTTCATTCAAACGCTCTTTCAAGAAGTTCGCAGTTTCTTGAGCAAGAAGCATATTCTTCTTAGCTTCTGGATCGAGTAATGCTCTAACACTGGATTCATTAGACAAACCCATCTTGCGAGCAATCTCAGAATATCCATAGCCTTTAGCTCTCAATGCTTCTGCTCTATAAACCTTATCCATACGATCCAGATTCTTTGCTAAGGTAACAGCATTACGATACTCAGTAGTATCTAAGCCCATCATCTTAGCAACAGCAGTTTCACCAGTAAAGGTTTTACCATAATCTGGATTTGGAATATCATTACCATTTCGGTCTTTGATTGTTTCACGCATGTCAGTAAACGGCATCTTCTGTGCACGAAGTTCTTTTACTCGTGACAAGAAATCGCCTGAATGCTGAAATGGTGAATCACCAGAACCCCAAGGGTATCTTCCTGAACCAGGATTACCTTTAGTATGGTCAATACCATAATGCATTAGTACTTCATCAATTGACGGATTTTCTACATACGACATACTAATTTACTCCTTCCCGGCTCTTAATATCATTAATCAGTTTGTCAAATCTGATAATGGTGTCCATGATTGGTAATACTTCTTCCGGTTTAGGTGAATAGTAAAGAATCTCAACCCCTTGGTAAATCCTGAGTTCAATATCAATGTCACCTGGCTTAATGCCATACTCCAAACAGAACAAAGCTGTATAGACCATTAACTGGTCAATCTTTGCTGGAGTCTCGCCAGTCTTCAAATCATGGATTCGTAATATCATGCGATCTGAACCACGTTGTTTGCCAAAATAAATAGCGTCAGCAGTTCCATAGCAGTTTATCGAATAGAACAGTAATAGTTCTGATTCCATGCCATAACCAATCGCATCATTTACAAAAGCATTCAGAGCTTTATTAGACCTAGGCAGTCTTTGTCTGAGTTTAATCAAGTCTGATGCTAATTCGTGTAATTGTGTTCCTCTCTGCACAGCTAACGATTTGGTGAATACAGATATCAATTTGTCATCTGTGTAATTCAACCAGTGATAGCCAGATGCACTAAGGAATGCATGAGTTCCTTCTAATCCTGGGTGTTTGTTCCAATTCATAGAACTACCTCATTTCTGAAAATATCATTATTTCTTTTTGGAATTCTTTTTAAAGTACATGTCCAATTCATTTAAAACACTCTCCTTGTTTTCTGGGCAAATAAATCTAGCGAATGACATGTTATCCATTCGATCTACGTAATAGTCCTGATTTGGACGATGACTAGCATCCTCGCTCCGTTTGTTCTCAAGCATGGCCCAAGTTGCTCCATTCAATATCAATAGATCTGGAATACCTTGAATCTGGCTTGAGTCCTGTTTAGTGATAAGAGCTTCGGGATATCTAGCACTTAGTTCCTTCTTCAAATCTCTTTGAAACTTTCTTTCTAATTGGCTTCCTCCTTTACGCATTTGATCTCCTTTAAAGTAAAAATAAAAGAGAGCAAGTCCATCAAACATCGACACAAACTTACAAAAGTCGACGTTTTAGCCTTCTCTCTCCATAAAAGGGCATGTTTTTCACACGAGTATTAGACTAAATATAAATTTTCTTTAAAATTAGCTAAAAATACCCTTCTGCCCAGTTGCCCACTTTTTTCGCTATATTACTATATATAAAAATTTTTATTTCATGTAATTGAAGAAAAAAACTGGACAACTGGGCAAAATGCTCAAAAACGCCCATTTTAAGGGCTTTTTTCGTGCCCACTTTTTTTTAAAAACTGGGCAGCTGCCCAACTAAAACTGGGCAGAGAGCCCAAAATCACTTACTCGCACACCCGCTGCCCAAAAATAACTGGGCAGAAGCCCACTTTTGTGAATAAAACTGGGCAGCAAATTTTAGCCAAAATATCACTATTTTTGACCTCAAAATACGTCCTTCCACGCTTATAAGACTTACACGTCCAGACGCGCTTTCAAGGCTCGACAAAAATAAATAGGAC